TACGCTAAATGGCATCAAGTTTGAGTTAATCAACGCTGAAAAGGTAGGTGTTGGATGGCACGCGGATTTCAGTAAAGGAGATATGAAAAAGGATCCGGTTTATTTTGGTTGTTTGTTCTACTTTCCTAAGGGACAATTGTACGGCGCAGTGGATGAGAACGATAATCTATTAAATCCAATTGCAGACAGATACGAAATTATAAAGGAGCATATGCCGCTCGATGTTTTTATGAATGCGTCCGCTTTTTTTTTGACCAAAATAAAACAATCAATGCTAATATCAGTCCAGAAAGCGAGAGCAAGAAAGACAATCGAAAAGATGTTAAGCCCTCTAAATTTGCTTGGGAAGAAGGCTTCGATGTAATAGCTAAAGAGTTTTTCCAAGGGGATTGGAATAAAGTTACTATGTTAAATATTTACTCTTATTCGCACAAATGTAAATTTTTAGTGTACAATGCAAAGAAAAAACTCTCTAATAGATAGAAGCAAGTCAATTATAAATCTAAAAAATATAAAACAATGAACAATTTACAAGTAATGGCGGGACAGTTGGGTACTAAGGTAGTCAACAATACAACAGAATTAACTCAGGATAGCTGCGGAATAGTAGTTTTAGAAGATACTATTTTCACATCTATTAAGGTTGCTGGAGTGGATAAGAAATCCGATTATATTACCAACACAGCAATAGCAATAAAAGCCGGTACAATCTTTCGACCAATTGGAGGTGGTAAGTTTTCAGGTGTTAAATTGGCATCCGGTAGTGTTTCAATTATTTTGATTGGCGAAAACTTCTAGTTATGTTGTACGGATATCTAAACAGTCCATTCGTATCTAATCCATTCTCCGATGCTGCAATTCCACCATCGAGTGTTGCGTCTCCGGTTATTTCGGGTAGTGGTGTAATAGGTCAAACTTTATCCACAACTAACGGGACCTGGAGTGGCACTCTTCCTATTACGTATACTTACCAATGGAATAGAAATGGAAGCGTAATTTTAGGAGCTACTTTCAACACTTATACTTTAGTAACTGCGGACGGTTCAACTTCCATTACTTGCACTGTTACAGCTACTAATGCGGGTGGTTCGCTTTCTAAAAGTTCTAATGCAATAAGTGTATCCGCTGCGGGAGACGCAGATGCAAACGCTTTTATTTCAGCTGCTGCGATTACAGATGCAACACAAAAGAGTGCAATTGATAAATTAGTTGTTGATTTAAAAAGCTACGGCATTTGGACAAAGATGAATGCTATCTATCCATTTGTAGGAGGCACAAGTTTAGCGCATAAATATAATCTTAAAGACGCAAGGGATTTAGATATAGCCTATAGACTTATTTTTAGCGGGGGTTGGATTCATAATTCCAATGGTATTACTGGTAATAAAATAAATACTTTCGCTAATACCTTCTTAAATTACACAACCTTAAATTCAGGACATCAATCTCTTTATTCAAGAAGTAATATTATTGAAACAATACCAACCTATGACATGGGTGTGTATAATGGCGGGAATACTTGGCAATTTTTATCGCTATATTCCAATGCTAACTTGTTGATTGGAGGCTTCAATTCCGATAGCCAACCAAGGTGGACTTTACCCGATTCCAGTGGTTTATTTATAAATAATAGAACAGCAAGTAACTCAGCAAATCTGTGGAGAAATGGTAGTAAATTAATTCAGTCTGCACAAGTAGTCGGTGCTATACCAAATCTAAACACTTTTATAGGTTCTTTGAATCAAATGGGAACAGCTATCTTTCCAGGCTCTAAAAATTATGCATTTTCTTCTATTGGAGACGGTTTAACAGATATAGAAGCAGCTAACTATTACACAGCAGTACAAACCTTCCAAACAACATTAGGACGTCAAGTAGGTGTTCCTATTGTTTCAGACTCAGATGCACAAGCCTTTTTAAATGCGGCAGTTATTGAAGATTTAACTCAAGCCAATGCTGTAAATACTTTAGTAACCGACTTAAAAGGCTACGGAATATGGACTAAAATGAAAGCAATCTATCCATTTATAGGTGGAAGTGCTTTTGCTCACAAATTTAATCTTCGTAGTCCGATTGATACGGATGCTGCGTTTAGACTTGTATTTAATGGTGGTTGGGTGCATTCAAGTACAGGAAGCACGCCCAACGGAACTAATGCTTTTGCTAATACATTCTTAATTCCCAATAGTGCAATTTCACAAAATAGTGCTTGTCTTAGTATTTATTCAAGAACTAACAATATTGCATTAATCAATCGTGTCGAAATGGGTTCAAGCAATGGAACATCTACATTTCAACAAGTTATTAGATTCAATAATTCTTTAGGAAATGTTTCATTATTACATTCTCCTTATGTTTCGGCTGGTTATATCGCAACTAAAACATCAGGATTTTTTCTTACATCAAGAACAGGAAGTACAACCTTCAAAAAATTTGAAGATGGTGTATTAAGAGAAACACTAACAGCTGCATCAGTATCGCCAAATTCAATAAATGTTTATTTAGGAGCAAGAAATGATAGCACATCTATACTATATTACGATTCTAAACAATATGCTTTTGCACATATAGGGGATGGATTAACAGATACTGAAGCAGCTAACTATTATACTGCCGTACAAGCATTCCAAACAAGTTTATCTAGAAATGTATAAAATTATGAAAATAACAGATTTAACACAAGAAAAAAAGGCTATCTATGTAGGTCTTTTAACAATCGAACAAAAAGACTTATTAGTAGGTCAGATGTTTGATGAGGATAGCTATTTTAACCCTATACAAGACGATGCTGATAATTGGATAATTTCAATAGAGGAAATCGAACAGAATCAAAATCCAACTTTTGGATGGTTGCAAGATTTAGAGATGATTGTTTTTGTACCTAAAGTAAATCCTTTACCATTTTAATACATGGCGCAAGATGTTGAATATTTCAAAAATCTAATAACGGTAGGAAATTCCGTGGCAATTCTTAAGGGGTTGCCAGGAACACCGTTAGAACTTTTATTGAAGGATTTAATGCAAGATGTTGCTGACCAATTGGTAATAGAAATGGATCGTTTGGATATTGCCGCGTCTAGAAGATTAAGACAAAGCATTATCCCCGACAAACAAGTAACGAAAGAAGGTAATGTTGTAACGATTGGATTAAGCGCGGATTTCTATTGGAAATTTGTGAACTACGGAGTTGATGGTACTGTGATAAAACACGGCGCACCACACCACGGAGTGCAACCAAAAGGAGAGGTATCCTTCCATAAGTCCATAATGGATTGGATGAGTGACAGAGGCGTAGTTTTACGCAATCAATTTGACACATACGAAGGTGCGGCATGGGGAATAATGGGAGCAATTAAGCGAGATGGTAAAGCTCCCCGTCCATTCTTTACCAACGTAGTAAATGAAACACTAACAACAAAAATACAAAGCGAGCTTTCCGAGTTTTTTAAGGAAGCAATAACAGTAAACATAGTTGAACCATGGCAGTAACGATAAACCAAATACCGGCAAATTGGAGCCCGAGCGATAATCCGCTAATGTTTAGATTTTCATCTACTCAAACCGCACAGCCAAATTTCTCTTACATAGTTGAGACTTACTACAATTCTGTTTTGGTATCGGAAGATAGAATATTTGTTGAAAGCGGAATTTATGCACATATAGACGTTTCACCAATAGTAAAGAACTTACTTAATACGCCACAACAAACAATACCGTTATTTACTTCTAGCGGTACAAATGGAAGCATTTATATTAAGGTAATAGAAAACTATGGACTTATTCCAATTAACCAAGCAAACGCTACTAGCTCAACTGTTAAGATATTTAAGGCTTGTTTATCCGATGCTGATTGGAAGGAATGGGATGCCACGGAATGGGTTGTAAATAAGTACTTAACTAATCACCCTGAATTTGATCCAATGTACCAGCAATTAGGCGCACCGTTCTATTTGAGTGCAATAGTCGATACTAGCACAAGTCTTTCAATTTCATTCTACGATATTGACGATGTTTTAATTCATTCATATTATCAGGTACAAACAACGGTAATAGCACAAATCAATCTTTCAACAGATTCTTTAGTTGCAAATGCCGGTGTTCCGGATATAGATGCTGTACACTATTACATCGTTGAGATTGGTTCTATATTGAAAAGAGTATACCTACAAAAAGCGCATTGCAACCCTATCCAATCCTTATCATGGATAAATGAATATGGCGCGTGGGATTCATTTATATTTGACCACAACCTGGAGCGAAAAGGTGGTGTTACGGAAAGAATGTACGGCAAGAAGTTCGGTCAATGGGTAGGCAACAATTTTGTTTACAATCTAAACCAAGCCGGAAATATTCGAGTAGGTACTCAAGTAACAGATTCAGCAACTTTATATACGGGATGGATTTCGCAGACTTTGCAGAATTGGTTAGTTGAACTATTTAAAGCTCCTCGATTCTACTTATATACCAATAAACAGATTTCTGTAAGGGTAACGAGTACACAATATACATACGAGCAACAACGATTTGAGGATTTAATCAGTCAATCTGTAGATGTTGAATATACAAATAATCATTTAGGCTTATCACTATGACAGATGAATTGATTTGTAATGGCGTTTCGCTAGATTTATCGCAAGCCGTTCCCGTACCGATATCCTTTGCAATTGCAGATATTAAGAATTTAAGCAATAGAAAGCAATCGTTTAGTAAAGAGGTGACTTTGCCGGATACGATGAACAATAATAACTTCTTTCGTGGTGCATTTGGTTACTCAGCAACGGAGAACGGAATCAATTTCGATGCTACAATAAAAGTTAATGTTATTCTTAAGAAACGAGGCATTCAGGTTCTAGAAGGCGTAATCAAATTAAATAAAGTCACAAAGGTTAAAGGCTTTACTCAGTTTACGTGTCAGGTATTTTCGGATTCAATTGATTTATTTCAACTATTATCTACTATAAATATAGGTGAGTTGGATTGGAGTGAATACGACCATGTTTTATCGCGTACAAATATTAAGGATTCATGGACTGCGCCAATTGGAAGCGGTTATTACTATCCATTAATTGAACGCGGAAACAATAGGGTAGGCACAATTTGGAATACCACCGATTTATACCCTTATGTGTACTTACGTGAAGCGTTATTAAAATGCTTTGAATTTTTAGGATTGACTTGGGATTCGGATTTCTTGGATACAACGATGTTTAAGTCCATATTGTTTGGATTTGGTGGTGGAGAAATTAAGACTATTCCACCAATTGATGTTAACAATAGGAAGATTGAGATTGATAACGGTTCACTTTCATTTAGTAGCGGGAATGTTTGGTTATATGATATTTATGGATTGCCATTTTTTACAAATTATTCGGGTAATTTCAACCCCTTAGCGGATGATGTTTTCCTAGGTATTTTAACTCAGGATATTTTAGGACAATTTTCTAACGGTGAAATTACAATACAATCAAATGGTGTTTATAATTTGAACCTACAATTTCAAATGAATTCAATCGTTAGCACAGACACTTCATTTGTAGTTAATGAAATACAACCTACAAAAATCGAAGTATTAAAAAATGGCGGGGTTTTATTTAATATAGATAGCACAGTTTTAAGTGAATCAATTACTGCGGATAATATTGCTAGAGTGCTAGATTTCAATATTAACAATAACGTAAATATAAATGTAATCTCAGGCGATGTAATTTCCTTTAGAATGTCATTTGGTAATATTGTTTTAACTGTAGCTTCGGGTGGAATGGTATTTTTTGAGGCATTTAGTACTTCCGTTCCTATTACCTTAGATATGACTTCGGCAAATGGTTCGATTACAGATGGTGGCACGGTGAAAATATGGCGTTACCTTCCAATTATGAAGTGTTCGGATTTATTACTTTCTGCGATTAGACAGTTCAACCTTTATATCTCGGAACAATCCAACGATGGAGTAGTTAAGATTGAATCTTTAATGCCATTTTATAGCAATACAAACGATTTTAATGATATATCCGAACTAATAGATACTACTAAACCAATCGTAATTAAACCGGCTGCAAATGAATATCCAAAGAACATAATATTTACGTTCAAAAAAGCTACGGATTTCGATAATATGCGGTACTTAGATAAGTACGAGGAAGAGTATGGGGACATGAAGTTTGTTCAAGGCAGCTATTATTCTAAAGGCGAGCAAAAAACCGAGTTAGCATGGGGTACAATTGTTCCGTTTCAAATTTCGGGAACTATTTTAGTGCCTAGATTTATTAAAATAGAGAACAATATAGCGAAACCTAACGCGGGACCTGGAAGGATAATGTTTCGCAATGGCTTAAAATCGGGTAGTTGGACGTTTACAGATACAGTCGGAACGGGATTTGAGTTACTTAATACCTATCCATGCGTTCACCATTTCGATAATTGGCAAAATCCAACAATGGATTTGAACTTTAAGCTAGTAAATGAAGTATATTACACGGCAACAATCGTAACTTCTGCTAATTGTTACTCGGAATATTACTCAACTTTCATTAACGAAATGACTAGCCCAGCGGGAAAAATAGTTAATCTTTCAGTTCATTGGAATGAGATTGATATTAAAAACAGAGACTTTGGTAAATTGTTAATGATTGATGGATCGCTATTTAGATTGAATTTAATAAAGGAATTTTCTGCGGATGTTCAAACAACAACCGAAATTGAATTAGTCAAAGTCTTAAAGGCAAGAAAACGCGCGGGTAAACAGATAATACAAGGAGCAACAAGTGTTATATATGTGGACAACAACATAGCTAGCCCACCAAATAATACCGGCGAAGATACGGGAGTGATTTCACAACCGATAAATAATGCAAATTTTCAAACAAACTTAATTATAGGATAAAATGAGCTGCGACAAATTTAGTAGAATGATAATAAAACGAGGGACAGGCAAAGCGACCATTCCCGTAAGTAGCGACCATCGAAATGGTGATTGGATTGCAACGGATATATATGAAGGCGAGTGGTATCAAAACATAACTGACGGGCAAATGTATACCCGTAATGGTTCGGATGTTTTGGCTGTTGGGGATCCGGTTTTATTACAGCAAAAGTTCACGGTTAAACAAACGGGAACGGGTGCGCCTGTTGTAACATTGCTAGCAAATACATTTAACGGAGCCGGTACAATAGTTTGGACTCGATTATCTGCGGGTACGTATGAAGGTACTTTATCGGGTGTTTTTACAGCAGATAGAACCTTTCTACAAATTGAGGACAGCAAGAACGCCGACGAACAAACTAGAATCTACAGAAAGACCACGTCGAAGATAGAGATTAGAACGTTTAAAGGTGGCGCATTGACGGATGGCATATTGAATGAGAATAGTGTAATAATTGAAATTTATCCATAATGGCAGAAGAAATAATTTTTAAGGTTGGAGTCGATACGGGTAATTCCGCAGAAGATTTAAAGAAAATTGATGAAGAATTAAAAAATATTAACACCGATTCTAAAAAAGTAGGTGGAGATACAGCTGCACAATTTGAAGCACTCAATAAGAAAGTTGAAGCGGGTAACTTAACAATGCGACAAAGCACGCAAGCCGTAAAAGAGTACATGAGTATTGCGCTTGCTGCGGGAAGGGAAAGCCCTATTGGGCAAGCTGCGATAAAAGAGGCTGCAGAACTCCAGGATAAAATAGGCGACTTAAAAGCTGAGGTTGCAAACTTAGCACACGATGGTAAGAATCTACAAGGTGCGTTGCAATTAGGCGGTGCGGTTGCTGCTGGCTATGGTGTTGTCGAGGGAATGATGGCATTGACCGGAAGCGAAAGTGAAGATTTGCAAAAGTCATTACAGAAATTAATGGCAGTTACAACCGTTTTAAATGGAGTTGAAACAATACGCTTGGCATTGGAGAAAGAATCTTCATTGATGAACTTATTACGCAAAGGTCAAACTATTGCTATGGCTGCAGCACAATGGATGTATACTTTAGCTGTTGGTTCAACTACGGTTGCAATGCAAAGTTTAGGACTTGCTATAAAAAACATTCCAATTATAGGATGGATTTTAGCTATTGTTGCGGCATTAATTTCGCTTGCTGCTTACTTGTACAACATGGCGGATGCGGAGGATAATTCAAAGAAAGTATCGGAAGAGTTAACTAAGGCATACGACAAACAGAAAGAAGCAATTGACCGAGTTAGTCAGGCGCGATTAAAAGGAATTGATAATCTTATTCGCCAACGTACCGAAGAGGGCGCTAGTTTAGAGGAATTAGGCAAATTAGAGATTGAAAGACTTAAAGAATCGGAAGCTGCAAGAAAAGCAAATGTAACTCTAGAAAAAGAAGCAATTGATAAGAAAAATGAAAATTATCGTAAGGCTTTAAAATATGGTAATTACGAACTAGCTAAAGCAACTAGGGAAGAAATTAACGAACATAGGGCAAAATACAAAGACTTAATAGGTCAAGAAGGGCAGTATGGAGTAGATTTGAAATATCAAAAAACTAAGACTGCCAACGATATTAAAGACCGCGAAGAAAAGGACGACCAAGAAGCAGCAGACAAAGCGAAGGCAGCAGGCGAGAAACGTTTAGCAGCTAGAGTTAAGGAAGATGAACGAAAAGCCGAGTATGCTAAGACAATGCAAGACCTGGTAATCGCGAATATTGTAAACGAAAATGAACGCGCTATTGCTGCAATGGGTTTAGCGAATGAACGTGAACTAGCCGAACTACAAAAAAAGTACGGTAAAAATACTGAGTTAGAAAAGCAATTAAAACTTAAGCAAGCATCCGATTTGTTTAAATTAATGGAAGCTCAGGACAAAACAGATAACGACGCTTTAGATGCTAAGACAAAAGAAGCAAATGATAAAAAATTACTAGCTGATAAAAAACTTTCGGATGATTTATTTAAGTCAAAGAAGGCAGAACTTGAAGGTAAACTTATTCAAATTGAAGATGATTTTGCAGCGGAAACAGAACTAAAAAAAGAGCTTGCATTACTTGAACTTGAAGAGGCGAAAAAAAATAAAGAAATTACATCCGGTGAACTCTTTAAAATCGAAGCTGAGTACAAAGCTAAAATTGATAAGCTAAACGAAGAACAAGCGGAGAAAGAGCGCATAATGCGTTTAGACTCTATAAACGATGGAATCAAATGGGCGGAAAAATCAGTTAATGCAATTCAAGAACTTTCCGATATGGCATTTGCGAATAAGATGCGTAAAGTTGAGAAAGGTAGTAAGGAAGAAGAAAAGCTAGCACGTAAGCAATTTAAGATTAATAAAGCGTTACAACTTGCCGGTGCTATAATGGATGCGGGAAAAGCAATGACAGCGTCTTTGGCAGCTTCACCGGTTGCGATTGGTCCCGTTCCTAATCCAGCGGGTATTGCATCTTTAGCTTTTGCGGGAGTTACGTCACTTGCAAACATCGCAAAGATAGCGGCAACTCAGTTTGAAAGCACAACGCCACCACCAACAAGTGAGCCGCCAAGCGTACCGAATCCAAGTGAACCAAACGTGGCGGGTTTTCAGCCAATGACCGGAACATTAACAAGTGGGCTACCTGGAGCAAATACAAAAGTCTATGTTTTAGATTCGGATATCACAGCTCAACAAAATAATAGCTATAAAGTCGAAAGTTTAGCGACAATGGGCGGATAGAAAACGTACAAAAAACAAAGTTTTTACTCTAATATATATAAGATGGCAAATTATTACAAAATAGTAGTTAACGAGAATGACGAAACGGGTGTTGATTTCAACGCATTTGTTGACGTTCCCGCACATTTGAAAGGATTTATTGCATTTGGTAAGAATGAAAAAATTCAGTACAATTTTAACGACGAAAAAAGATTAGTTACCGGAGTGATGATTGCTGCGGATTATCCAATCATTCGTTTTGATAAGCAAATTGGTGAACATTACGTAATCTTTGACGCCCCGACAATTGATATTATCCGCAAGAAATTCTTTAAGAATGGATTTATTCAAAATGTGAATAAAATGCACGATCAAAGTCAGGTTGTTTCGGGCGCTACATTACTAGATTCTTACATCGCATCTAATTCGGATCCAAAACTTCCTAATATTCCGGAAGTATTTGAACACATGAACTTAGGGGATGGTACTTGGATAGCAACGTACTACGTGGAGGATGAGACTTTATGGCAAGAAGTGAAAAGCGGAAAGTTTAGAGGATTTAGTGTAGAGGGAATATTTGAAAAAAAGCAAATTAATTTAAAAACAAATAAATTTAACATGAAAAAACAATCATTTTGGGACATGGCATTTGGTGCTAGTCCGAAGAAATTGACTTTTGCAAGTGCAACAACAGCAGATGGCGTTGTCGTATCTTGGGAAGGTGAATTAGTAGAAGGTGTTGCTGTAACAATTGAGCTAGAAGGAGAACAAGTACCAGCACCCGAAGGAGAACACGAACTAACTTTAGAGGATGGACGAATCGTAGTAATCACAGTTGACGGAATGGGAGCTGTAACTACAATTACTAAGATTCTACCTGAGGAAGAAATGTCTGTGGAAGAATTAAAAGCGGAAGTAGCTCAAGGAGTTGCTGAATTTGCTAAAGCGACAAACGAAAGATTTGCTGCAATTGAAGCAAAGTTGGAAGCTGAAAACGCAGCATTGAAAACTGAGTTGAATGCTATTAAGAAAGGCGACAAGTTCGGAGCTAATCCAAAACAAACCGGTTCTGTAGAATCAAAATTAAGTGTAAATAATATATTAAATCTAAAAAAATGAGTTTAAAAAATCAATTTAAAGAAAAGTTCGGGGTTGACTTGAACGAAATGATTTCTCGATTTGAGGCTTCTAAAGCTGCGAAAGGGAAATTTGATTACGACGTAGACGGATTGCCGGCATGGACTGACAACACGCTACCTAATTTAACTAGCGACCTAGTAGGTAACTCGGAATTTCTTGCTGAACTTACTTTAGAGTCAGGTGTTAAGGGAACAAAGGAAATCGCGTTATTGAATGCTGACGTTACTTTACAAGCTAAAGTTGGATGTTCTTCAACTCCGGATGGTTCAGTTGTATTTACTGATAAAGCATTAACTACACATTTGTTGTATGCTGGTATCGAGTTTTGTAACGAAGACTTAAATGGTAAAATGACACAGATTTTGAACGTTCTTGGCGTTAAAGCTCAAAATGGACAATTGCCGGCAGAAATTGAGACTATCTTAATGGCTTACCTTACAAGATTGCTACAAAGAAAAGCGCAGCGAGTTGTTGTTTTAGGTGACGAGTCAAGTTTAGATCCTGAATTAGCTTTGTTTGATGGTCTCGTAAATCTTATCGAAAGTGATATTACAGTTGCTAACTTCACTTCAACAGCAACGGCGGTAACATCTTCGAATGCTTACGATTTGGCTTACGGAGTGTTTACAAAAATCAATCCTGAAATCTTTGATAACGGAATGGCTGTAAGATTGTACACCGGAAGAAAAGAGGCTTTACTTATCTTGAAGCAATGGAACGACACTAATCCTCATTCACAAGTTGAAATTCCGGTTAGCGGAACATCAATGCGTTTCATGTTGCCATTAACGGGTATTGAAGTAGTAACATTGCCTGAGCTTAACGCTTTAGACGCTATGTATGCTATTCCTACATCACTTGCTTTCTTGGGTGTTGATGATGAGGCAGATATGGACTTAGAGATTAAGTACGATGCTTATAACGACAAATTGAAAGCTGAGGCTTCATTTAGACTTGGAACGCAAATCGTTTGGGGTAAATATTTCACTAAATTAATTCTTGCATAACCATGGGTTGCGAGATAACAAGCGGGTATAATAAAGTGTGCGACTCTCCTGGTGGAGTCGATACTTTTTATGCATTCGCCGTGAAGGATAGTAGCGGTGAAAGTAACTACGTTCCAAACACATTAGAGGTTGAGGATGGAGCTGTTACAGCGATAGAGTTAAAGACGGGTAAATACGCATTCCCTTTCAACATAGAAATTGAAACGGCGTCTTTTACAGATACTAAGGCAGGAGAAAGAACGAATGGAGCATACGCACGAACTCAAGCAGGGACTGTAATGCTACACGGAAATACTGCATCTATGATTACTGACGTAGAAGCAATGGCTAAAGGACGTCACGCAATTATCGCAAAGTTAAACGATGACACTTACGAATTGTTTTTCATGGAAAACGGAGCTGTTGTTTCTGACGAAAGAGCAACCGGAACGGCATATGAAGATATGAACGGAACAACTTTAACATTCGCTGGCAAGGAGAAAACAAAGGCTTGTAAAATTTCAAGCACTTTAGTTTTTTCTTTATTAGCACCATAATTTTAACAAGGGGGTTGGATTCACTAGCCCCCTTTAATTTCTTTGAACATGGCTAGAACATTTATAAAAGGACTCGGATTTGTTGAGTTAACAGAAGAAATCAAAAGTATTATAAAATCAAAAGAGACGGCAAATGATATTAATACAGAGGAACCAATTGAACAGAGTTTGCCTGACACTAAGCGAACTAGAAAATCCAAGCCTTCCGATAAATTGGCTGTTTAGGTTTACACTAGACCAAGAAGATAATTACGAATATCTTTTATTTTTACAAGATATTTCAGCTTTCACACAAAGATACAACCTATTTGAATTAGTAGAAGGTGAAGATGTTACTTTCAAATTCGTAGGTGATTACGGCTATGAAGTTTATCAAATGCCGAACAATACAAGTACCGATTTCACGCTAGGTTTATTAGTTGAAAACGGAAAAATGAGATTATTAGAAACGGAAGTTGCAACACCAACTTTCAATACACAAATAGATACGCCAATTTATGATTCGTCAAATATTTAGAGAAGCAAATTTGCCATTACCGACTGAGAAGGTCGATGCTAAAGGAAAAGTAAAGTGGGGAATTGACAATCTTTATCCTCAATTTCTTAACGGATTATATTACGACAACCCAGTGCACCAAGGTATTATTGACCAAAAAACAAAATTCATAACTGCGGGCGGTATTACTGTTACGGATCCAACTGCTGAAGATAATGGTAATAGTGCATTTACCTTAACTGAGATAGTAGAGATAATCGCAAAGGATAACGAGATTTCTAATGCCTTCGCAATACATTGGAAGAAAGATATTTTAACCGACAAATGGTATGCTTTACCTTTAGATTATGAACTAGTAAGATGTTTGGAAGGGTTAAACTATTTTGAGATTTCGGACGATTGGAGCAAAACTAGTCAAACAGCTGAAAAGACCGGTTACAAAAGATTGAAAAATATTAAGAATGTAACTGACGAAGATTTAGAGTGTATTCAATATAATATCGAAAGACCTAAACAAAGAAAAATAGAGAAATCTAAGGACTTAACTGCTAACTATTATCCGGCGCCACCTTATTCGGGTGCTATTACTTCGATAATGGCGGGTATTGAGATGGATTTCTTTACGTTTTCGGAAGTTATTAACGGGTATAAAGGCGGTGCAGTAATTGCGTTAAATGACGGAGTACCGGAAAGCGAGCAAGAAGAGGATAAAATCATTAAAAGAATAAAAGAAGACGCTACAGATAGAGATAAACAAGGCGGATTGACTATTCTATTCTCGGACGGTAAAGACAGAGCGCCTGAGATTCATCAAATGAATGGTAACGATTTAGATAAGCGTTACATTGAAAGCAACAAAGAGATACTACGCAAAATCATGATTGCGCACGGTGTTATTTCTCCGGCTTTATTCGGCGTACTTTCCGAGTCAATGTTTGGAAGTAAGGAAGAGATGGAAATAGCTTACAAATTATTCCAGGAGAACTACGCTAAAGCCAGACAAAACACGATTGAAGAGGCGTTGAATTGGGCGTGGGAAAAATTAAATAAAACTCAGCTAGGTTTAACCTTCAACGATTACATTCTTTCACTAGACCAAAACGTAGCGGAAACAAATGCTGTAAGTTCGGCATTGAATGGAATGAGTCCACTTGTAGCAAACAAAGTATTGACAGCTTTAACAGTGAATGAAATTAGAGCCTTAGCGAGACTTGCGCCAATAGCAAATGGAGATACTATTCCAAGCGCTGCGCCTGCAGGATTCAAAGCAGTTGATCCAATTATTGACGCATTCTCAAAAGTTGGAACGGATAGAGATTCCGTAAATATAATTTCTTCACGTGAATATAACGATTATGAAGACAATGAAGACGAATTTAAGCGCGAATTTTTAAGTAATCGTTTTGCTGTTGCGTTAACGGATGATGACCGAAATATATTGCAAATGATTAAGGCGGGCGAGTCTTACGATGCGATATCTAAAGCAATCGGTAAAGGTGGCGCTTATCTTTCAAAGCGTTTGTTTGTTTTAAAAGACAACGGATATGTTGACGGGTGGAATATAACAGATAAAGGACAAAGCGCTGCGGCTGTAATTGCTGAACTTGAAGTGGTTTATTCATACGAAAAAAGACCTAACGCTCCGGACTTAGTACCTGGAGGTTCTTCACGTCCATTTTGCGAGGCTTTAATAGAATTAAATAGAGTTTACACACGTTTAGAAATTGATGCGATTAGCGCGCAAGTAGATAGAGACGTATGGCGTTATAGAGGTGGATGGTATCACAACCCAAATACGGAAGTAAACACGCCTTCATGCCGTCACCAATGGAAACAAAACATAATAGTTCGATAATATGACAGCTTTTCTAATAGATATTGCAACGATAAAAAAGATTGGATTCGTTAATAAAAATGTAGACGATCCGATTATCTCAACAACTTTGAGACGGGTACAAGATACGCTAATTTTGCCTATTCTTGGAACGCCATTCTTTAAAAGATTACTGCAAGGAATAACCGACGATGATTTAACAGCGGATGAGGTTGGTTTACTAAACGAATACATCGCGCCTTGCATTATTGCGGGGGTAGATTATAGAATAGTAAACGCTTTAACATACGAAACACGTTCTAAAACAGTTGGAACATCGCGAGATGAGCATATTAATCCGGTTACCATTCAAGAAAATTTAATGAGAACCGACGATTTAAAACGAGATTACGAAACATACAGAGATAGTTTGATTGGATTTCTACAAGATAATAGAACTTTATTCACAGAATATAATAACTTTGTATGTAGCAACGAAAATATTGCACCGGATAGTGGCAATGTTAGAAATCGTGTTCGTTTTATATGAAGATACAAAAAAAAGTTAAAGAAAAATTAGACAAATACTATGCGCAAAAGCATCAATCAAATACGAAAGGAACTCAGCGAGATACAGCAAGCGCACGCACAAATAAATAGTTTTGCGTGGAAGGATTTTCTTCGCGCTTACAAAGAAGATACTGAGCTAAACTATCCATTAATGGGTGCGTTTTATCCAACTGCAGGATTTTTGAACAATCAAACTACTTTACAATTAACAATTTTTGTATGTGATAAAATGTACAAAGATTGGAGTAATCTTAACGATGTTGAAAGCGACACGCTACAGATTTGTAGGGATATTTTCCAAACTATTAACAGCTCGACTAGGTGGCAAAGAATCGGAAAAGTTCAAAGTTGTTCGGTATCTAAGTTTATAGAGCGCGGAGGGGATGAGGTTGCCGGTCACACTATGACTTTTCAAATTATTCTACGTGATAATTCAGGAGTTTGTGCTTTGCCGATGTTTGATTATAATTTTGAACAAGCAACTAGCGCAGGATGTGAGCCGGTACAAATATATAGAGATGGTATTTTAGTGGATACAATTGCAAGCGGTGGAATTTACGAATATAATACGCCGAATTAATGAAAACATCCCTAACCTATCTTTAT